AAAACACAGAAAAAGGGGGAAAGCTGACAGGAAAAGGCACAGATGGTACAAGTTCCTACATCGCAGACGCGTTTCTAAAAGCAGACCTCAGCAACATTACAGGAATCAGCATTGCAGACTTGCGCATGAGCATCGCACTGCAGCACATCTTTGAAGCTGATGCACGCAACGGCACACGCTATCGCGAGTTCCTTTCCGGTACGTGGGGCGTGACAAGCCCGGACAGCCGTCTGCAAATTCCTGAGTACATCGGCGGACAGCGCATCCCAATCAACGTAAATCAGGTTGTACAGACAAGCCAAACGGACCCGACGACCGGACAGGCACTAGGCAATACGGCAGCATACAGCCTGACCACATGCAGCAAGCAGATGGTGGACTATGCAGCAACTGAATACGGCTACATCATCGGCCTGGCAGTAGTACGAGTAGAACACAGCTACCAGCAGGGACTTGCGACCAAGTGGACACGCGGCGGGCGGTTCACATACTACGACCCACGTCTGGCAGCACTAGGCGAACAACCGGTGTACAACCGTGAAATCTATGCACAGGGCACAGCCGAAGATGACGAAATCTTTGGCTACCAAGAGGCCTGGGCGGACTACCGCTACAAGCCTTCTTACGTAACCGGAGAAATGCGGTCTAACTACCAGACAAGTTTGGATGCATGGCACTATGCAGACGATTATGACAAACTTCCGCGCCTCTCGGCAGAGTGGATCCAAGAAGGAACGCAGAACATTGACAGAACGATCGCAGTAACAAGCGCCAAATCGCACCAGTTCTTATGTGACTTCTACTTCACAGAAGATTGGTACCGCGAAATGCCTATCTACAGCATCCCGGGCATCGAAAGAATTTAAGGAAGGAGGAAGCCCCGCAAAAGCGGGGCTATTTTTGAATGGAGACGTTATTAAAGCTTTTGCCATCCCTCATGCAAGGACTAGGCATGCTAACAAGCATCATAACAAGCAGTAACCAGAGCGGCGCCAAGAACAGCCAAGGAGCCGGCAGCGAAAGCAGCACAGGCAGCGAGACCACAACAGGCAGCATAACAGGACCGCAGCAAATCGGAGCAACACAAATCAGCACGCCAACAGGCGTCACAATGTTCGGAAATCAGAGCAGTGTAAACACCGCAAACACACTGCAAATGATGAGCGGACTGCTGAGCAACCTCGCAAATGCTGGAAGCCAAGCAAGCGCCAAGAAGTACAACAGCGCAGAAGCAGCAGCAGAACGAGCGTTTCAAAAGGAAATGCGCGGGACAGCCTATCAGGACACCGTAAAGGACATGATCGCAGCGGGCATCAATCCTATCTTAGCAGCGACCAACGGCGCAACAAGCGCACCATCGGGAGCATCTGCAAGCATTGGAAGCCAACGTTATAACCAGCAGAGCGCACAGGCTGCAAGCGTAAGCGCAATGTACGAATACGGCAACAACACGGCAGAGCTAGCAGACAAATACTTACAGCTAGCAAAACAAGCCACCAGCGCAAAACAGCTTAAGAGTGCAAAAAGCTGGGAACAGGCAGCGAGCGAGCTGGCAACCTCGAGCGCAAAACAGGCACAACAGTACACCTATGCAGCTAGCAAATTAGGTGCAGGCCTTGCGGGAGCTGGTAAAGCAGCCAAAAAAGCAGCAGAAAAGGCTGGCAAAGCAGCCAAAGACACAGCAGGAAACTTCAAAAAATACAACCAGAGAGTGCCAATCATGCCAAACATGGACGCATTCAACGCATACAGAGGAGACTAAGAAAGGAAGGGGGATGGAAAACATCCCCCTTTTTTGTAACAATAATCCAAAAAATAAAGAATGTGGAAAACTTGAGTTTTCAACACTTTCAACAGGTTTTCAACAACAAGTTGCACAAAGAAATTCGTCATAATGACGAACATTCAACAATTCAACAAGTTTTCAACAAAGTTTTCAACAAGCAAAAAGGCAATAAATAAACGTAGAAACGTTAAAAAAACGAGTTTTCAACAGTTTCAACACTACTACTACTACTACTACAACAAGTTAATATATAAAGGAAGCGAGGTGTCAACCGGCACAAGATAGACAAGGAAGCTTGTGCCGGTAACAAAAATGCCATGTACAAAACCATTAGTATTCCAGATGGACACGAAAAAACCGCAGCTGTGGGGAAGTCTGGAGAACCTAACAAAGCAAGGACTTCAAACGGACATCATGGACGGAATCAAAAAAGGAAAATTCGCATTGTTACCATGCGGTAAATGCGAGTACTGCCGCAAACAGATGGCAGACCAATGGGCAACAAGAATAGAGCTGGAGGCAAAAGAGTGGGACGATGTGATTTTTCTAACACTGACGTATGACGATGAACATATTCCGTACGGAGAAATCATCAAAGGCTACAGAAGCATTCAAAGTCAAACAGTAAGCAAGCGAGACGTGCAGCTATTTCTAAAACGTCTACGGAAAGCATACAAGAAGCCGATAAAATACTTTTTAGCGGCAGAATATGGCGACAGAACAAAAAGACCACACTATCATGCCATAGTATTCGGATTAAAGCCACCGGATGCACAATGGTATAAAAACCAAAAAGGCAACAGCTATTTCAAAAGCGAGTGGCTACAAAAAATCTGGGGCAAGGGCATGATAGACTTTTCACCAGCACAACCGGGAAGCTTTGCATACGTGGCGCAATACGTCAACAAGAAAGCCATAGGTGCAGAGCAAGCGGCAAAATACTGGATGGAAGGCAGAGAGCCAGAGTTCCGAATCATGTCGAAAGGCATTGGCGAAAAGTATCTAAACGAACACAAAGATGAAATCTTAAAGACAGATAGCATCATATGCGCAGGAGGACGCGAGAAAAGGCCTCCACGCTATTTTGATAAGATTCTAGATAAGGACACCAGCCAAGACACTGAAAGCTATTTTAAGGCACATTCTGACGAGCTGAGAGAGGTTAGAGCCAGACGCAGACGCAGCGCAATACAAAGTTTGGTCAATCTAGAACAGTCTACAAGCGTGGATTACGAGACTTACCTCAACATTCAGAAAGAAAAAGACAAGCTAAAGCAAAAGTGGCGTGAACCGAAAGTTTGACGCGCACAGCGCTAAAAAGGAATGGATTAGCTGAATTCCGCTACGCTCCATACAGCAGGGCGCTAAAGCGCCTTTCAAAACAAAGGAGCAAAAGAAAGGGTTACAAAATTATTACAATCATCAAAAATCATTGAAAAAGCTATTGACAAATGATATAATTAAATCACAGAAAAGAAAGAGAGGTGCTCAAAATGAGAAAACCTAGACTATCCAAAAGAACTATCAAATGGCTGCTAAAAGGCGAGTACGTAGAAAGCAAAGACCACCAATTCAACATAGAAACGAGATGGAATGAAGAACAAGGCACCTACGAGGATGTTCTATACAGAGTAAACATTCACACAGGAGACGTTGACCAATTCACACTCACTGCACCAGAAGGAATATGGAAATTCTTAAAAAAGGAGATTGACAAAGATGCTTAAAAGCTATATCATGAACACAGACGGAAACGTACAACTTGCAAGACACTTCAAAGTAAAAGAATTTGCTTGCAAAGACGGCAGTCCGGTAGTATTCATAGACGACTACTTATATTCCGTTCTGGACATCCTCCGACATAAGCTAGGAAAGCCGGTAATCATTACCAGCGGATACAGAACACCAGAGTGGAACAAAAAATGCAACGGAGCAAAATACAGCTACCATATGCGCGGTATGGCAGCAGATATCCGGGTCGATGGCATGAGCACAAAAGAACTCGCCAACAAACTGAATGAAATCGTACCGGATGGATGCGGCATTATCGTATACAACACTTGGGTGCACTTTGATGTGCGAACCGGAAAAAAATACAGAAAGGGGGTGTAACAATGGCACACAGAAGCGGAGCAGGTCAAGGCGACCAGAAACGCTTTACCCAGACTGCAAAGCGGGTAAAAAACATCAACGTCAGACCGAAGGTCTCGCGCGGCGGCATCCGACTGTAAGCAATACAAACCAAAGAAAGGAGGTGACTTAATGGCATTGATTAAGGTCAAGGACGTTAAGGAAGCAATTGCGCTGATGATGAGCATCCTTGAAAAGCTCGATGAAATCTACCACGCACTGAAGGACGCAAGCAAAGACAAAGAATAAAGGAGAAAAAACATGAAACTGAAATTCTACTCATTCCATGATGCATTGACCAACGGCTACTCGCAACCATTCCTGCAGAACAACAGGGCGCAGGCAGTGCGAACAGCACGCTGGAAAGCCAACGAAAGCAAGCCGAGTGAAATCGAAGATATTTCGATCGTAGAACTGGGCGAATTCGACACCGAAACGGGCTACATGAGCGAAGCAATGCCTGAACACATCGCACGACTCATCGACCTGAAGGAGACGACCAATGCTAAATCCTGAAGCACTAGTAAGATACTACGGGCTACCGACCGAGAGAGTGGTAAACAATCCGGGCAGCAAGACCGCGCCAACGTGGAAAGCAGTAAAGCGACCGAACGGCACAACCGACTACATCGAGCAGCCGGACGAGAACACATACGAGAAAATCCAGCGAGCGGGCGAGGGCTACGACCTTGCAAGCGCAATCGCACGGCTGGAAGCAGGAGACACCAGCATCAAGGCAAAGAGCATGGTATACACCGAAGGAACTGACCTTGAAAATCTACCGAAGGATATCATGACGATGCACGAAAAGGCCGAGGCAGCAGCCGAAACAATGGAACAGCTGAAACAGATGCAGCAGACCGAGCAACAGAAGCCGGGCGAACAGCCGAAGCAGGACGAAAAAAAGGAAGGGGTGAAGGAAAACGAACCGAAACAGTGAGAACCATTTCGCACAAGTGCCGCGAATGGAACGACCACGAAGCAAATTTGACAGAAGCCATCAGCTCCTGACGACCATAAACGAAGGTGACCTGGTGCCTATCTACTGCGATGAAGTACTTCCGGGCGATACAGCAAAAGTACACCTGAACGGGCTTATCCGTATGAGCACACCCATCTATCCGATTATGGATAACTGCTACATGGATACCTACTTCTTCTTTGTTCCGTGCCGTCTGCTGTGGGAACACTGGGAGAACATGTTCGGAGAGAACGACACAAATTACTGGGCAGAAAAGACCGAATACAGCACACCGACTTGCACGATCGGCGGTATCAGCGGTCTGAGCAATGGCAGCCTCGGAGACTACTTCGGACTGCCGACCGGAGTAAAAAATAAAATCAAAGTAAACGCGCTGCCAGCACGCGCATACGCCATGATTTACAACGAGTGGTTCCGAGATGAAAACCTCGAAGCACCGTTGATGCTGGGCTATAAAAAAACGGATGAAGGCTCAAATGGTGAAAATCCGGAAACGCTGAAAAACGAAAGCGTAAACGAACCGAAAAATACCACGAGCACCAACGAAGCAGCCTTATACTCAAGAAAACCGGCAAAAGCCGGAAAGTTCCACGACTACTTCACCAGCTGTTTGCCGAGTCCGTTGAAATCTGACCCTGTGGAAATCAGCCTAGCAGGTGATGCACCGGTATATGGATATAACACCATCCAAGATACCGCCAAAACAACAGATAAAATAATCCTAAACCAGTCGTGGCCAGCAAACAGCATAACGTGGTTTGAAAACACAGAAAAAGGGGGAAAGCTGACAGGAAAAGGCACAGATGGTACAAGTTCCTACATCGCAGACGCGTTTCTAAAAGCAGACCTCAGCAACATTA